ATTAGATCCTAGTGCAGGTACCGGCGGCGACAATGCTGGTATTCAAGTTATTGAACTTCCGTCTATGATACAGGTAGCAGAATGGTGTAACAATAAAACACCCATTGAAGGCCAAATGCGTACTATGATGGACATTATGCAGTACATCAAGGAACGCGGCGCACATCAAATTTACTGGTCTGTGGAAAATAACAGTATTGGTGAAGCAGCACTAGTTGTTATACGCGACACTGGCGAAGAAAACTTCCCAGGTGACTTCTTACACGAGCCTAAGCGCATTCAGGGTTACAAGGGACGTAAAGGATTCCATACTAATCACAAAAGCAAGGTTGAAGCAGCTATTGCATTAAAGCGGTTAGTTGAAAAGGATAAAATTACAATTAATAGTAAGATGCTGATCAGCGAGCTTAAGAACTTTGTTGCCCGCGGAAACAGTTACAGTGCCAAACCAGGACAAACTGATGACTTGGTTATGAGTTTGCTAATTGCTGTACGAATGATATCTTATATCAGTACATTTGAAGATGAAGTGTTTAGTGCAGTTAATAACAGCTTGAGTACTGATGAATTCTTCCAAGAGGATGAATACGATTCGCCAATGCCGGTGCTGTAATGATTCATATAGAAAAACTTTCCTCAAAAGATTTAGGAAGATGTACTTGGCAAACCTTTATTGATAATTTTTTAGGTACTAAAACTACCAGGCGCCAGAATTTTAAACTTTGGCAACCCCATCTGCCGCCTTTCCGCGGAGTATACTTAAATACTGAAATTCTAACGTCTTATTTTTTACCAAAATTATCTAATGTTAAATTAGGTATGCACTATGGAGTAGACGGCATCGATATTGATTTGTTGCTGTTAGGTGAGATTTTAGTTGAGAATTTAGTCATCGAACTCTCACCTGACAATATGAATTCTTTACCTAAAAATAAATTAAAAGTTTTATTAGAAAAGTATCCTGTGATACTAAATGATTTTGAGGAAGGTGGGAACCTATATGGAACATATGAATTAAATTTAGTAAAATTTTTATCTGAAAGAAATATTAAACCTAAGCAATTATTTTTAGTAGGAAGCGGGGTACAGAATAGCGATTATCCTGACTTGAATATTCATGCAATATCTTATGATTATTGGATGATCATTTCGGCTACGATCAGTGAACAGTTTTCTACTGCACTATTTGACAGTACATATAAGCAACAACTTTTAGATAAAATACATTACAACTCTGCATCAGATTTTTGTATTATTCCTGTTTTTAAACCGAGACAGCATAGACTAGAAATGCTTGCTTATTTAGAATCTATAGGTATACTAGCACAGTGTGACTGGAGCCTAGCTTATAACTACTCTCCGAAAATAAATAGGTTCCATTCCTCAACAGCACAATCGTCTAGTAGTACTGCTATTACAGAATCCTTTTTAACTAATCATAATTTTCCAAAGTTTCTATCTAATAATACTGGTTTGCATTGGTCGGATATTATTTCGCCCAATATGAAGGATTTCGCCAAGTATAAATATTACCTAGTTATAGAAACATTTTTGGGTAACGAATTAATAACGCCTATGGGGGGATGCGGTTTTCTAACCGAAAAAACTTTTAAAAGCTTCTTAACAGCATCGGCACCTATAATGTTTGGTCCAGTCGAATCAACACAACGTTTAAAAACTCTAGGATTTAAGACGCTAACAGAACATTTGGATATTAGTGACTATCGTTCGGTTGGAAATTTTCTTAATGAATTAAGTCTTACACCAACTTATGAAAAAGATTTAATACAGCATAACTTTGATTTAATTACTAACAAAGACTTTCTAGCAGATCAAATAGCAGCACCGCTTAATAAGATAGCTGAATTGATAAATAGTATTAGGAGATAATACTATGGCAGTTAACACGCAAAAACTTGCAGAAAAGATCTTTAACCTATTAAAGGGTTATGGGTATGCTGTAAAGTCATATAATGCAGAGGGTAAGTTGGTGGTAAATCCGCAAGAAGCAACACGCTTTTTAGTTGATGACCCCAACGTTCTTGTGCGGTTAGATTTAAACAACATGCAAGTTAGTTTAGCCACTAGTGAAGATTTAAGCAACGATCCTTTACGAACACAGTTAAAGAAAATTGTGTATAATACTAGCCCTGAGCTAACATTTGATTATAAAGTGTTTGGTAAGAAGCTAAAAGCTAAAGGTGAAGCGATTAACATAATTAAAAATTCGGAGAAAGATATGGCGGATGTAATGGAAGGCTTTGGTACTATGACAGGTAGCACAAAGACCAGCTACCAACCACTCGATAATATTAAAATCGTAGTTAAACATAGAAAGCCTGTGAACGAAGAGTCACGTGGTGCTCGCAGCAGAAACATTCACAGTATCTACATTCAGCGCGGCGAAGAAAAGTTTAAAATGGCTGAAAACAGTTTAAAAGCAGCTCGCGCAATGGCCCGCCACATTCACAACGGCGGCGAAATGTTTGACCGTACTGGGCAGGCTATTACTGAAATGGCAAAAGAATATCGCCAACTAGGTGATTTTGTTCGTTATGTCCGCAGCGCAAATTTAGTAAACGAAACTAATGAGAAGTATGTTAACATGGCTGTTGAGAATGTCGACTCCATTAGAAACATGTTTGAAAAACTAGCTGGCGTTAAGACTTATGCTACCGCAATAGAAAGTCTTGAGGATCGCTACAGCGTGGAAATTCTCGAAGACAGCGTAGACTTAGAAGCACAATTTGTTGAAACACATTTTGATGATCGGGTTGCAAATGCAATGGACAGTATCAAGAGAGCTATGGCAAGACAGCAATCCTTTGAAGGAACTATCGTACATGCGATTGCAACTGAAACATTTGAAAATTTAAAAAACATGCTCAACGAAGATGACGCTGTTGACTTCGTAACCCCACATGCAAGACTTGGGCATCAAGTGGCTCAAATGGGGTATGCTGCACAGAATCCAGTTCTTGGTACCTACCTACAAAACATCAGCAAAAAACTAACATCAGGCGGCTCACTTAATCAATTTGAGTACACCACTGTTAAGAGTTGTTTACTATGTGCAACTGAAGCAAAAATCAAAACACCTGCAAGTGTTTCGGAATCGGAACAGTACGAAAAGTTCTTAGATCAGTTTACAGTCGAAACTAATCTTTAATCAAAAAAAATAAGTAAACTATAGAGCCCTGTATAAGTAACATTATACGGGGCTTTTTGTTCTGTATGATAAATAAAATTGTTAGAAAAAAGTTCTTGACTTTTTCCTATCTAGGCACTATACTTAAAAAAGTTCTTATATAAAGAACAAACATGGCACATATGGCAAAGGAGAAATTACACATGGCCTCATTAGCAGACATCCGCGCAAAGCTCGCGGCAATGGAATCAAAACCAGGTTCCAATTCCCAAACCCAAAGCGATAACGCAATTTATCCATTCTGGAACATTGACGAAGGCGCTTCAGCAACATTTCGTTTCCTCCCAGACGGCGATTCAAAGAATGATTTCTTTTGGGTCGAACGTCAGATGATTCGTTTAACCTTCCCTGGCGTAAAGGGCGGCGAAAACAAGCCTGTCACTATCCAGGTACCATGCGGTGAAATGTATGGCGACAACTGCCCTATCCTCACTGAAGTCCGTCCTTGGTTTAAGGACCCTTCACTTGAAGATATGGGTCGCAAGTATTGGAAGAAGAAGTCATATATCTTCCAGGGCTTCGTAACAGAAAATCCTCTTAATGAAGACTCGCCTAGCAATCCGATTCGTCGATTTGTAATTGGCCCGCAGATCTTTAACATCATTAAGAGTGCGCTGATGGATCCAGATATGGAAAATATTCCAACTGACTATCTCAATGGTACTGACTTCCGTCTGTCAAAGACAACTAAGGGCCAGTATGCAGACTACAGCACTTCTAAGTGGGCTCGCAAGGAACGTAGCTTAGAAGAAACAGAACTTGCGGCGATTGATACGCATGGGTTGTTTAATCTCAATGACTTCCTACCAGCTCGTCCAACTGCTGAACATTACACTGCTATTGCAGAAATGTTTGAAGCAAGTGTGAATGGTGACTTGTACGATCCTGCTCGTTGGGCTAACTTCTACAAGCCATATGGCGTAGAAGCACCATCCGGCGCAGCAAGTCCTGCACTTCAGAAGGCTTCCGCTCCAGCAGCAGCACCTAAGGCTGCTCCGGTTGCAGAAGCAGAAGATGATGTTGCTCCGTTTGATACAGACGAACCAGCAGCTAGTGCAGCATCAGAGCCACAGCCAGGTCCTGCACTCACAGCAGAAAGCGGTACAGCAAAAAAGTCAGCAGATGACATTCTTGCAATGATTCGTGCTCGTAACAACGGTTAAGGAGCAGGCACATGCAAAAACCATTTGACTTGACCAAGTTTCGTACTGGTCTTACTAAAAGCATCTCCGGCATTAGTGCGGGATTTCACGATCCACGTGATTGGATCAGTACCGGTAACTACACACTAAACTATCTTATCAGTGGAGACTTTAATAAGGGTATTCCGTTGGGTAAGGTTAGTGTGTTTGCAGGTGAATCAGGTTCGGGTAAAAGTTTTATCTGTTCCGGTAATATTGTGCGACATGCACAGCAATCAGGATGCCAAGTAGTTCTTTTTGACTCTGAGAACGCACTCGACGAAGAATGGCTTAAAGCGTTAGACGTTGACACTAGTCCAGACAAACTACTTCGTATCAGTGTTAGTATGATCGATGATGTTGCTAAGGCTATTTCTGACTTTATGAAAGATTACAAGTCTAATTACGGCGGTCTTGCATACGAAGAAATGCCCAAGTTATTGTTTGTCATTGACTCCTTGGGTATGTTGCTTACTCCAACTGACGTTGATCAGTTTCAGAAGGGCGACATGAAAGGCGACATGGGACGTAAGCCAAAGGCACTTACTGCACTTGTGCGTAATACTGTCAACATGCTTGCCCCGTATCCAATTGGTCTCGTTGCAACCAATCACACATATGCTAGCCAGGATATGTTTGATCCAGACGACAAGATCTCCGGCGGACAAGGCTTCGTATATGCATCAAGTATTGTTGTTGCCATGCGTAAGCTCAAGCTCAAGGAAGACGACGACGGAAACAAGATTTCTGAAGTACGTGGTATTCGTAGTGCATGTAAGGTAGTTAAGTCACGTTACAGCAAGCCGTTTGAAAGCGTACAAATCAAGATTCCGTATGAGTCGGGTATGAATCCATACAGTGGTGCGCTTGATCTCTTTGAGGCCAAGGGCATTCTTGTTAAGGAAGGCAACAGGCTTGCATATACTTCTCCTGTAACTGGTGAGATTATCAAAGAGTTCAGAAAAGGCTGGACTTCTGAAAAGCTTCAGGTAATTATAGACGAGTGGGGTCAAAATCCAAACGCTGATACTGTTGAAGTAGTTGATGCAGACCCTGCTGATTTTGAACCAACCTTGGAGGAATATGCAGATGAGTCCTGAAGTAGCACTTCTTGACGAACTTTGGGATATTGTAAAAGTACATGTCCCAAAAAAGGATAGAGTTGAATTTGCTGAAACAATACTAAGAACCTTTGAAGATCATTTAAGTTTAGATGATATTGAAGAACATGTTCAAAGTTTTGATTCAGCAATGAAGGCAGCAATTAAGAGTCACTTTGATTACCTACTTGACGGTAATGAAGACGACAGCGACGAAGACTGGGATTGATAAGACATGAGTACTTGGTATAACAAGATTGTAGACGACTTAGGCAATATTGTTCTATGTATTGACTATTTTGAAAATGAACTTGAAGATGCCAAGTACGAATGTCGTATTAAGGGCAGTCTGGAGAAATCCAGTTCTGCCCTACCCGGCATCACTGAGCATCGCTTCAATCAACTACAAGAGATTGAGGCGATTCTCGAACACTTGAATATTGAATTACGCAAAGAGCGTAGTAGGGTGTTTAGGAAGTATTTGGAAGCATACAACAGACAACTCAGCAGCAGAGATGCAGAAAAGTTTGTTGACGGTGAGGAGAGTGTTATTTCACTCACTCACCTATGCAACCAATTTAGTTTGATGCGTAATAAGTTTTTAGGTATCATGAAAGGACTTGATACCAAACAGTGGCAAATTGGCCACATCACAAGATTGCGTACCGCAGGCATGGAAGATATTGTAATTAGTTAATGTTTAGTTAAGGTTGTAACCTATACAAAAACACTAAATAAAATAGTAGGAGATTACTATGTACAAATATATTTTAGCAGCAGTCCTTTCAATTGCAGTAGCAACACCTGCACTAGCAGATAACAACAGACACCACTCTAGACATGGAGTTTATAACAACTATCATGTGCAGAAACATCGTCATAAAAACAACGACAAATGGATCGTTCCCTTGATTGGCGGTGTCATCCTCGGTGCAGTAATCAACGAAGCCAGTAAGCCTAAACAACGAGAAGTAGTTGTGGTGCAGCAGCGATGCGAACCAATCACTATTATTGTGCAAGATCAATGGGGTAGAACCCTTGAGCGCAGAACCGAAGAGCGTTGTGTTACTGTATATTAAAAAACAGATTGACATTTAATTATAATCTGCTATAATAGTGCTATGAACATTATTGTAGACTGTGAATCATCCGGCCCTTGTCCAACTTGCGGCGACCTA